CCGGGTCATAACCTGGGAACAGCCCAAGACCCTTGTCTTTAATCTTCAGAAACTTCGAGTTGTTGGTTTGAGAAGCTTCGCGCACATCCACTCTATGGAGAACGTAACGACGTAGAAGCTCCCTAATGGATTTTGGAGATTCTCCGAAGAAGACATTTAATGTTTGATCCGCCTCAGCCGCTGTTGGTGCTATGGGCTGAATTGGATCAGGGTTTGTGGGCACATCAGTGTTGCCCTCAGAAGTGCTTGCCACTGCAGCTGCATCCACCATACCAGATTGGGGTGTATATTCACTGCGTAATGCGGCAACAGGCGTTGGCCAAAGGCCATAAAGCTTCATTTTCTCAGGAGCCACCTCTCCGAACTTGATGTCATCGCATGTAGATACGAAAACGTTGAATTGGATTGGTGAGTCTATCGAGGGCGAAACTAAACTGTTAACGACAGCGACTTCAAGAACTCCGTTGTATCTTCCTTGGGTATCATTGAGTAACCGTGTGGAATCACTAAAGAGCACATCAGTCGGTCGCATCCTGTCGCACGTGAGGAATGGTGCTGCTTGACCCCATCCAACACAGATCTCGAAATCATCGCACTCGGCGATATCAATGACTCGAGAATATACTGTATTGTATTGGATATTGGAGTCATGGGCCCTAGGGTCCCATCTAATTAGCAACTTACCTTTGTGAAAGTTCGACTTAATAATTTGAAATCGATACTTGATAGTGCCCTGCCACTTGTTAAAAACTTGTGACATCATTGCCATTGGCGTAGGGTGTAGCTCTTCACCCTGAATACCATATAAATTTGGCGTTACTCTACAGTTCCACAATAGAGAGTCCGGCCCTTCGCTTGTGTTCATGGTGAATCTGTCCAAAAAGGACTCCCGCTGGCAAAAACGCGGAATATCCATCTGGTCTTCTCCATCCAATCCCACCGTTCGAGAATCAATAGTCAACTCTTGTTTGGAATCTAAAGAGAGTTTGTTGATTGCGTCAGCAGCATCTGTATTGGAAAGATTGCCTGTTGGTGTAGGCTTTTGTAATAGAATGTCTGTGACTACAGGAGGTCTTGAATACCCCCAATGTGTGGCTAGGTCTCCGACTCCCTTTGCCACCATCTCAGTTGCCCTCGCATATGGCCCAATAGTAGGGACATCTTTGAGTTTACCAGCGGCATGAGCAATTGCCGATGCTGGAGCTGAAATAATCCCCTTTCCATATTCATCACCGGAGTTCAGAGTTCCGGATTGGGGAGTGTAATTTGCTGCTGTGAGCGTAGTGATAGATGTAGGCATGGTTAGCACAACATCAGATGCCCAAGCATAGACGGTGATGGTGACCGGATCATCACCTTCGTTAGCGTGTTGAAGAACCCCAAAAGACTTCAGTGTAATCTCGCCCATGTCTTCTCTGTCAGTAGTGCTTAGAGATAAATAGTTTTTAGGCCAGAAGAACGGTAAGTCCAATTGTCCCCCTGAGTTATTTGTTGGGTTCAGGAAGAAATGGGGTTTTTGGGAAGCAGCAATAAGATCCACATCTAGGAAATTTCTCTGGACAGTAACTTCGTCAGCACCAGTATAAGGATTGTAAGAAACAAGAGCCCTGCCGTAGTGAAAACCAGTACCAGATATGACCATCTTGACATGGAGTTTGCTTCGATAAAGTTCGAAATTGGCGATCTTCTCCGCGACCCTTGGATCGTTAAGGAAAAGCTGCCATGGGTTAAATCGCTCAAAGAGAGGTGAACTGACAGACCATTGGAATTCTCCAATGCGAGTTGGTCGGGAAAGAAAATTCCCTAAGTCAGAATCACCAGCATTGCTGAGTTGCATTGTAGCATCACTTCCAGAGCCAATGGCGGTTGTCCACCCTGGATCTTGCTCTTGAAAATTTGTGATCTCTGAGGTCATATTTGCGGTCCCCTCCTCCTGGATAGTGCCAAGGGAACCACTTTGAGGTTTATACTCTTCGATGTCCTCCGGAAATGCCCTGACGCAAGCGCCATCGAC